CAGAAGGCATGGGCCAACAATCCTTGAACTAGCAAGGCAATTATGGAGAGACTAAATGTTTAAGATTGTTCACAACATTTTATGGGGTGTAAAGGAAGCTAAAAGGCATGAGTTTCCAAAGGGCGAAGTACACTTTATGCAAATTAGAAAGATTGTAGACGCTATGGAAGTAGATGATTTCATCATTTGTCCAGACTACAAGCAAGCACAGCGCATACACGCTAGACTTAGAAAGCTAGGGCATCAAAGCACCATGCGTACAGTCAGAGAGAAGCGCGAAACTGTAGTTAAGCTGTGGAGGCTCACATAATGGATGATTTATTTGAAACGCCAGCTTACAAGCTGTACCGAAAGACAGACCCAGAGACTAGCAGGGAAGCTGCTGAATCTCTGGGCGTGACGGAGATGGAAGCAGTGGTGGCATCCATCATCAGGGAATTTGGTGCGACAGGCGCAATATCTGACCAAGTGGTAGATGCCCTGCCGCATCTGAGATATAGCACAATTACTGCGAGATACAAGCAGTTAAAAGAAAAAGGCATCATCTGTGTTGATGATCGCAAGCAGAAAGCTGCGTCAGGTAGACAGCAGTTTGTAATGTGGCACAAAGACTTTTACAAGGAGCAAGCAAATGACTGAAAGAAAATACAATCGCACTGAAGTTTTTATACAATACAGCAACGCTGTAGTTCCAGAGTTCGATAGCAAAGGCAAGCCAGACTTACTTGGCTGGGATGATGCTGTAGCATCGCATATCCCTGATAGAGATCCCATTGCTACATTTTATTCTAAAGACTACGCGAATATATGTATGCCAGCGATCAACGATCACTACAAAGATGTTGATCTGCGTAAGGTATATGATGCAGATGATGCTGATGTTTATGTTCACCACATTCACGATGAAGAAGAACTGTCAATCGCGTTTTTCTGGGAAGAAATCGTTAATGTTGGCGATGGTTTTAGCCCAGAGGATCATGGATGGGATGAGGATGCTACCGATAAAGACGGTAATAATTATCTATGGAATGAAGAAGGTCTGTTTCAGCAAGTTCCAAAATACGATGACTTTGTTAAGTCGTGCCAGCATCACCTCATGTTGGAGTTGGGTTGGTGTGTTGATCCAACTGAAATGTCACAAGAGGATGCTGTTCGCGGCTCAGTAAACGAACTAAACAAAATGATGGAATTAGCTGTGAAAGTTTACGGCAAAAGGAGCATCTATGACTAATGAAGAAATGAACTTGTGGCAAACCATTGATGAAATGCGTGACCGCATAGAAGAACTGGAAAAGCAAGTGGCAGATCAAGTCAAAGCCTTTACAGTTGCAGTAAACTTAATCGCTGACGGGATGGAGCAACGTAATGACGCATGAACCAATACGAATAGAAAGCAATATTCCTATACCGCCAAAAAGAATAAGGAGTAGTAAGTGGAACTTTATTGAAGATTTGCAGATAGGGCAAAGTTTTGTGGTGCAAGAAAAAGATAGATCTAGTGCTGTTAGAGTAGCAAAGGCTCATCACATGGTAGTCGTATCAAGAAGATTGCCAAAACAAGAAGGTTTTAGCCAAAGAGTACGGGTCTGGAGAATAGCATGAGCGATCTTAATAAATGTATGGACGCTGTGAATGATTTAAATAAATCACATGGCGTAAAGCAAAGAGGCGGCAAGATGTACACGCAAGTTGTGCATCGAATGGAAGCCTTTAGGCGGCACTTTGGGACTGAGTACGGTGTGGATACACAAGTGCTGGTGGATGATGGACAGCGTGTAGTTATAAAGGCTACCATCATTAACTCATCAGGTATCCAGGTAGGCTCTGGTATGGCAGAGGAGATAAGGGGGCAAGGCCATGTCAATCAAACCTCTGCGCTAGAAAATGCAGAGACTTCGGCTGTTGGCAGGGCATTGAGTTCACTAGGAATCAGTGGCGGTGAGTATGCGTCTGCCAATGAAATGGATGGTGTAGGACGTAAGACTGAGGCAAAGGCCAGCCCTGCATCACAGCCAGAGGCTAAAGCTGAAACACCTGACAGCCCTGAAAAGCGCAGGGTGCAAGAGTTTATGTCAAGTTGTAATGTCAAATTGCCTAATCTCAAGACACACAAAGACTTCCTAGATTGGGTGCAAAGTGGTTGGGTAAAAGAAAACATGGAGATAGCCAAACAAAACTATCCTGAAATGCACCAAATGATTCGTGAACGTATTGTGCTACGCAATACACAATTAAAGCCACAAGGAGATATCAATGGCTAAAAAGTTTGAAAAAGTTACCTCAATCCGTTGTTTCGCAAACACAGATGGCAATGCCAAGTCTGCGTATGGCAACAGTAATTGGAAGCCATTTAAGGATGGTTCACCAGCAGATATCCATTTACGGGCAGATGCACGTTACTCTGTGCAAGTCTTTACCAATGACGATGGATCTCTTGGCATCAACATCGCAGAGGTGCGTGACTACGAATCGCATGACAATATTGCAGACAACATTTCTCAAGGCGGTCTAAAGCCTGTTGGTCAGGCTATTAATCAACGTCACCAACCAGCTATTAAGCCAGCAGAAGGGCAGCAGTTAGATGATACAGACATCCCATTCTGAAGCTAAGATATTTTACACAGCGAATGAGGCGTGTGAAATACTGTTTGGTAAATCTGACAAGGCTAAAATGAATACCATGTACAAATGGCTTAAAAATGGCCGAATCAAGGCTGAAAGAGTTGGACGTACATGGATCATCCCTCGTCATGTGCTAGTGGAGTTTAACAATGGTAAAGACTTTTCGTAATGTTTTCTCGAAAGAAGCGAAAGTCAAAGTCAAAGACAGTAACTTCTACGCACACTGTCACTTGCGAATACTGCAACAAAATACATCCAGCCCTCAACGGGGGCTGGACAGTCAATGGCGCACAACAAATACTGTGTTTCGAGATGCGTGATGATGATTGTTTCCACAAAGTTTGGCAAGAAGCTGAACAAAAAGCGAAGCAGGGAACAAGCTGAGTTCTATTATGAACTGCTGATTCGCGTAGGCTGGGGCATCCTAAGAATTGCAGAGGAACATGGGCTAGAACCTATCTACCCATACGCTAAAGACAGGATGTTACCAGATGGCACAGAGCCACAAGGGGTATGGACAGAAGAACATTTGATAAATGAACTTGCTGAATACTTCTATAATGGCGGTGATTATTTAATATAGTGGCAAAAGGGGGGGTGTTATGCCACCCCCTTTTGTTGTTACTTTTTCTTTTTGGCTTTCATAATGCGTTGTTGCATTGCCTTTGGCAGTGTCTTTTGCTTTGCAGTTAGACCGTTACCAGCCGCTTTCTTTGCTGGTCTGCCACGCTTAGATCCGTAAGTTCCTTTACCCATAGGCATGATTACTTTCCCTTCTTTGACTTGTTACGTTTGGAGATTGCAGCCGCCTTACGCTTGGCATCTGCTTTACTGCTTGCACCCCACGCTCTCAGGGATAAAAGCAATCTAGTTGGCTTGCCATTCTTACGCTCTGGCCCACGCATACCACCCATCCTAGCTAGGAAGCTAGCCCGTCTAGGATTGTCACCGCTTTTTACAGGACGCTTTAGGTTCATGCCCTGCTTCTTTGCAGATGCCCTTCCTTTGGCGTTTAAGCCCCCTTTAGGGTTCTTTCCAGCCTTACGCTGCCATGCTGGGGTCTTAGCCATTATCGCTCTCCACGGCTCTCATACGGGCAACAAGACGCTTTGCCCTGTTAGGCACTTGATCAAACCATTTGGAATCTACCATCTCATCTGCCGCAACAGTCCACAGCTTACTATCAACAGCAGACTTCATGCCAACAAACTTGGATAGCCTTGGGTAGCCTAGATTAAACATCATGTTAGCCACAATTAACTGCACTTCTTCTGGCAGATCATTAAAGTCAGGGTACAATCTTTGGCAATCTTCTATAGTAATAGCTACATCCCTACGAAACAAAGCCTGTACCCGTTCTTCAGGCACTTCTGTGCCGACAGAACAGCCATACTCAAAGTCATCTTCAGTAATCAAATGACCAATACCCACAGTGGGTAATCCTAGATGATCAAGATAGACTGTGTACTTACAGCCCTCATCTTCAGCCAGTTCTATGCGTAGCTGATCTATATTCATTTGCGATACTTTCTAGTTTTCTTTGCAATACGCTTTGGCTGTTTAGATACTTGCTTGCCAGCTTTCGTAGCTTTGCGCTTTGCTCTGGATGTTGCCGCATACTCAGCAGGGGATAATGCCTTGATAGCAGCAGATGGCAGATAACGCTCACCTGTTGCCTTCTTGCCCTGTGTGCTTGGCTTGCCTGACTTGGTGCGCCACTTCTGCGCTGTCCATTTCTTTAGGCTTTTCTGGGATTTCTTTAGTGGCATTACTTGTAGCCCCCACCTTTGGCTTTGTACTGCTTGGCAAGCATCTGCGCTTTACGAGCAGACCACTGCCCTGGCTTACCGCCCTTGCCACCAGACTTGATTTGCTGGAACAAACGCTTACGCATGGTAGGCTTGGTATAGTTACCAGCCTTGTTTACAGTAGACTTACGCTTCTTTGTTGCCATTACTTTGTTAGCCCCTTTTGTTTCTCATAAGTCCGCAGACCACCAAGACCTAACATACCCAATAATACAGTCATTAGCGTATCCATGTCAAAAGCTGGGTAAGGTACAGGCTGATATCCCATATATGCTGTCACCACATCAGCCACAGGAATAACAAGAAAATGAACAAACAAAGCAAGTCCACAAGTCCAACCAACAAACGGCCTCCAACCAGCCACAAAGATATTCTTACTCTTTGCTTCTTCTGCATTGATAGTTAGCTGCCCTTTTGCTAGCTCTTGAGCATGACGTTCTGCCATTGTGGCAATCTCATGGGCTAGCTTGTTCTTCTGGTCTTTATCTTCTACAAACTTGCCAATTAAATCCGTGGCTGGGCCAATCAATGCCTGAATCATTCTACAAACTCCAATATGTTACCGTCTTGCACCTTAACTTTTAACTCTTTACATGACCACTTCTGGTCAAAGTTATTGGTATGGCCTACGTTACGCTTTATCTTTCTGCGTACAGACAGACACTCAGACAAAGATTGGTAAGGCGTGTACTCTACCTTTTCGCCACCCATAACCAATAATAAAACAAAAGTAAGTTCAATCACCGTTACGCAACTTCTCTATATTTTCTTCTAAGCTAGTTATACGTTTTTCGTAGAACTCTAAAGTTAGTTTCTGCTGTTGATCGTATGGTGCTTTGCCACCCTCAATCTCGTTCTGTAGCTTCTCTAACTCAGTAGCTAAATGCTCTATCAGCATGAACTGTTCGCTATCTGCTGGCAAGCTACCCATCTCGCCTCTAGGCCACTTGATGCGAAACTCTGTGTTCTGTTCCAAGTCAGACTGCATCATGGTCTGGTTTGTCTCTAGTGTGTTTAGCCTCTCTATCAAACCAAAGTAAGCCCACGTTGCTAGACTAGCCGCCGCAACCATACTAATGATGTTGCGTAGCGGCAGTGCCACCTCTGTGTTTTCATTGAGCTTAGTAGCCATTTACTTCTCTGAGTTTAACCATACCGCTAAACTACCAGTCATCGCACCAGTTACTACAGATATTAAACTTGCTTGCTGTGTTGTCAAATCTGGTTGTGATAATGCCCACTCAATACAGCGTATGTAAACACCTGTCATGCACAGCATCATAAATCGTGGCAGTATCTTTAGCTCTAATAGCTTTCTTGCTACATCTTCCGCACTCATTTAAAGCCTCCTTTTAACCAAATCATCCACGCCAATAACCCAGCCACCATTGCGGCTATAAGCAAACTGACAAACCCCAGCCCTAAAGCCTCCATAATACTTTCTATTTTCTTTTGCCTTCTACGTTTCTCTGCCAGCCTTTCTTTTCTTAGTTCAGCTTGAATACGCATTAAATCATTCCACGCTTGGAATCCGTAGTTAGCAACAAGAAAATTCTTTAGCTCTTGTTCCATCTTCTCAGCCTTCTTCAAAGCTTGATAAGTATCGAGAGCCTGTTCTTCTACGTTTTTAAATCTGGATGATTTCTTTTCTTGATGAGCTTGCTTTACATCAGCAATAGCACCCATCCATTTGCCTACGTCCTTAGACATAGACTCTACTTGCTTGCCAGCCCTATAAGCCTGTACTATGCCCCTGTATGCTGTTGTAGCTACAGCTATAGCCGATACAGGGTCTATAGCCATGCTAGCCTCGCCAGACTACAGCTAATAGCAACAATATTATCGCGCCAGCAGAGCCAATCATAATGCTTTCCATACGCTTTATGCGTAAGATCGTTTCTGTCCAGCGTTCATCTGTAACAGCAATGTGTTTTTCTAATTCAACATGAATAGACTGTATAGTTGGTTTGCTCATCTCTATAACTCATCAGGCCAATCGTTAATAGGTGCGTTCCCTGTAGCGTTCCCATCTGCGTCTACTGGCGTATCGTGCAGGGCTAGAAAAGCCGCATGGTCAGCCGCATTGTCTATCGCTGTTTCGATGGTATTGGATGCAGTGCGTACAGACGCACGATAAGTGGTCACATCTGCTGGCACTGTGTAATCAGAAACCTCTGCCGCCTTCACCACCATCCAATCAGTCGGGGATAGTAAGTTGCCAGCACGTTCCTTTGTGATGTTCTTCCAGACGCTCTTCAGCCCCAGCGTTACTAGCTGGTTGCCATTAATGTCTAGGATGGGATTGTTATTGCTATCGACTTCATTAACATCGTTAATGTTCTTAGGCGTGTTAGCATCCCAGAAGAACCTATTATCGTATGGCGCTGGGTCAGCTTCCCATATCAGCCCTGCGGCAGTTTTCTGCTCGTCTGACCAGCTACCCCAATTTGCTGGGTGCTGTATGCCATCATTGTCTGTCCAACCCCTGCCGAGGCGGATAGTTTTATGTCCGTATTTCCATGCCATCTCTATCTCCGTTATCTGGCGTTGGCTGATTTAAAGGGTGCTTCTGCGAATGCTATGAATATATATGTTCCGCTTGAAACATTAATGCCGCCACCCGCAGTTTTTAATTTAAACCCATTAGATAAAAAATCTATAGGATTATCTGAGCCATCTCCACCAAAGCTGGTGTTTGGTAGAAGATAGTAAGGTGAATTGTATTCTGGCCTTTTGTTGTCATACATTAACCAATTTCCGGTGCTATCAGTGCGCTTCACGATAACAAACGCTGGCCTAAACCCACAGTGTACAAACGTGCCGTCTGCCGAGCCATTGCCCGTGTAACTGCCTATCTTGCTGTAGGATTCAACCGAATTGAACGCATATGCTACATAATTATCGCCAGAAGCATTGTTTGCTATATTGTTATAAACAGAAAAAACTGAGCTTGTTGCGTCTGTATTATTCCAATAAGCAATATCACTGCTCATTGCGCTTGTTGAGGAGAGCAATAGCCTTTTAGTGCCTCCAAATTCATCTAAGTACACAGCCCAATGAGAGCTTCCAGATGACCTGTTTTTTGTTATAAGAAGGTCTGGTGTTACACCTAAACCATGTCCAATACTGGCTCCTATTGTACCATTGCCAGTATAGGTAAGCACACTAAACCCTGCTGTCTGATTTGCGCTAACTGTGCTGGTGATAGACCCGTCTGTATTGCTGACTGTGCCGTTACCAGCTAGCCAGTTCCATGCTACATAGGTATGCCCACTTATATTTACATAATTTCCACTATCACTGTTGTCACCAACGCTGAAACCATCTGCATTGAAACTTGTTAATTGTTCCGTAAATGTTGCTTCTGCTGAAGTGTCAGATGATTTCAGAACTTTATTTGCTCCTCTAACACTATCAAAAAGTCCGTGATGGTATGCGTTAGACCTGTTTTTCACCCAAACCCAATCTGGAGAAAACCCAACGCCTGTTATATCTCTATCAGAAGCGTTGCCAGTCCATAACACCGTATTGAAATACTCGTCTGGCGCAGTGATAGCTGGCAGAGGCAGATTGCTGGTTGCCAACGCAAGGAAGCCTGACGGCGGCGCATAGTAGAAGTCACCCACGCCATTGTCATCTGTGTTTCCCTGCGGTGTTTCATTGCCAGCAAAGGAACTGTCTTGCCCAAAGTTAAAGACAATTTCCCCTGTAGAAACCGTCCTAGCGGCTGGTATAAATTCATTCCAAGTGACAGTCTGAACCTCGCCTGTTCCTGCGGCAGGGTCACCACTGTTTTGCCAAGTATTGTTTTTGCCAATCCATATCTCGCCAGTGTCAGCATCAAAAGCTATTTGCGCTACATCTCCAGTGCTGTAAGAAGAATATGATGTGGACGAGCCGTTATAGAAAAATCTACCATCAGAAAGGTAACCAACGCTGTCAGTTGTTTGACCAGTATAATGTGCATCTGTGTCTGCATCTTGGTTTTTTAACGCAATAGCAGTGTCATTTTGCTGAACCGTTAAAATGGCCTCAAAGTACCATTTTCCAGAAGTAACCGCAAAAGTTCCGCCCTGATGTCCATAGACAACATTCCCCGCGACCTTTAGGTTACCTTCAGAATTTGTATGACCATCTTTGTCCAATGGATTTAACGTAGCAAAGTTACCGCCACTCACAGGGGCATCCAGCACGACATCAGTATTGTTCAGGGCGTTGGGTGTCCAGTTGTTGCCATTGCCAGAGGTATCGCCGAAGAAGGTGGCATCTCTTGTGTCTTTGAACGCCATGTAGATATATGTGCCGCCGCTTGCGTTCATGTAGCTAGTGGTTGTTTTAATCGTGAAGCCATTGCTGTCAAAGTCAATGTCATAACCTGTGTTTTCAGCATAGCTTTGATTAGGGTTTAACGCATCTTCAATCGGATTAGATGGGTCTCTTGTACTGTCAACAATAACCCAATCAGTTGCACCATCAGTTCTCTTAATCATAACAAACGCAGGTTTGAAACCTGTGGTGACTACTGGCCCTGTCGTAGAACCATTGCCGCTGTAAGACCCGATGGACGAGTAGCCTGAGACTGAGTGGAAAGAATATGCTACATAGGTTACGCCCGTTCCATTTGAGTAGCCACTGCCGCCAGCAGAATCAACACTAAAAACAGAGTTGGTTGGCGCTGTATTGTTCCAAGCGTCTGCGTCTGTGACTTCTGCGGAAGTAGAATTAAGAGCAATATACTTAGTCCATCCAATAGCAGTAGCCCCAGATAACCATCCGCCTGTTGTGCTTCTCGGCTTTGTGATAATAAACTCAGGGGCTGATGATAAGCCATGCCCAACTGTCGCGCCACCAGACGCACCAGTGCCTGTATAGGTGGCTATAGAAAAGCCCTTTGCAGTATTCGCCTTGACCGAGCTAGTAATAGTGCCGTCAGTATTGCTTGCGGCAGAACCAGTGCCAGCATCCCAGCACCATGCAACGTAAGAACCACCACTTAAATTAAAGGCAACGTCAGGATTAGTGGAGTCCGTGCCTTTTGCTACAGTAAATCCATCAGGGTCAAATGAAGAAAAATCACCATACCTATCTCCGTATGTAGACTCGGAAACGGTTAAATTTGACGACAAATAACCTACGCCAGCCCCTCTCACCGAGTCGCTTAACGCATGGTCATAAGAGTTTGACCTTGATTTGACCCAGACGAAATCTGGCTCGAAGCCCACGCCCTCGATGGACTGTGTGCCGCCGTTGCCAGTATAGGTCACTGTCGAAAACCCTTCGGCCTCAGTGGTCTGCTTGAACGGTAGGTAGAACCCGTTTGTCCCGAATGTCAGCGCCTGTATGTCTGTGTCAGACTTAGGCTTCCACAGTGTGCCGTCATACTCGCCAAAGCTGGAGGGTGTCAGGGCAGTGCCGTCTATGAAAGCCACGTTGGCTAGGTAGCCGTCCAATTCATTTGATGTTCCGTTGTTTGCGCCAATTCTTATTTCAGCAGAACTATAGTTAAACTGACCATCGTTATTTTGTTGAGTATTGGTTGCAGTTCCAAATGTTTGCGATACTCCGTTTACATATAATTTAACTCTATCTGATGCCGTTGCTAATGTTGTGTCAACTTCTGCAACAATATGATACCACGCTGAAGGGTCACGAAATTTTGCATTTGTAATATATAGTCCAGAACTTGATGACCCACCATCTCTAAAAGCAATTTCATCAGTGTTTTGAAAACGAATCATCCCCTGATTAGTAGACGAACCGTCATAAGCATCAAAAATAGTTGTATATAGACCTAAGTTTCCTCGCTTGCACCAGACGCTTATTGTGAATGTTTTTCTGTTACCAGAAGATGTTGGGGTAAATGACAGATAGGCACTGTCACCATCCTCGAACCGCAGGGATTGGCCTTCCTCTGCACCTGTTGCATACATAAATTGGGAAGAACCGAAAGGGCCAGACATGGCAACTCCTATGCGAAGGCTAGTTGTGGTGTGCCAAGCAGAATACGCCCAGATGCGACTACAATGTAAGGCACGACATCTGTAGTGCTTGCGGCTGTTGACAGTGTAAGGCCAGCACCACCAGCAGTCTCGTAGTCCGTGCCTAGTGATATTGTTCTACCGCCTGTAGCGTCTTGGATGAAAGTGATAAACCCTGACTGCCCTACTTGTTCTGTTGTTGGGTTTGCCAGTGTTACGTTGCCTGTTAGGGTCAACACAAAGTTCTGGTTAGCACCAAAGTCTAGCGTTACAGAACCAGTGTTTGTGGTGTCGGTGTCTGTGGTGGCAATAGCTGTGCCTGTTACAGATACGCCTGTGGCACTTGTCTGGAATTTGATTGCATTGTTGTGGTATAAGTAAGCTGAACCGTCAGCCTCAAAATACGCCATTGTTTCGCCAGTGTACTTTCCAATGGTAACATTACTGTTTCCACGCAGAATTAAAGCACCTGTGCCAGTATCATCTACATAACTGTTAGAGCCGTCATGGTAAATCTGCAAGTCATTGCCAGCACCAAACTGCGCCTTGTTATTATCGCCAAAGTCTAAGTTACCAGTAGAGTTAGCACCGTTTAACGTCTTGTTAGTAAGAGTTTGTGTAGCTACTGTACTAACCAACTCAGCGTTACCGTCTGCTGGCAAAGTAAGCGTGTTGGTTACTGCCGCAGAATGAGGCTGTGCAACAACTGTTTGCCCGTGTGTGTTTGATTCACAATTAAAAACTATAGTGCCTGGATTAGTGTTGCCTCGAACAACAACAGTGCCAGTGCCGTTCGGGGCTAGGTCTATCGTGCCGTTAGATGTGGTAACAATATCGTTACCATTCATATCTAAGTTACCGCCCAACTGTGGAGATGTGTCATCTACAACAGCCGCAAGCGTAGAGCCAGCAGCAACCACTTGCCAAGCAGTACCATTGTAAACTTTTAATACATCACTTGTTGTGTTGAAGTACAAATCACCAGCGTTTAATGGATCGCCATCATTATCTACAGTCGGGTCACTAGATTTTGCACCAAGATAAGTGTCATCAAAATTATCAGCACTTGCCGCAGCAGCCGCCGCACTTGCAGCCGCAGCAGTAGCAGAAGTTGAAGCATTTGAGGCCTGAGTTGTCGCAGTCGTGGCAGATGCCGCACTTGCTGTGGCACTTGTCGCACTAGCCGAAGCACTGGTAGCAGACGCTGTAGCACTGGTTGCCGCATTAGTAGCAGAAGTTGCCGCAGAAACCGCATCTACAATCAATTCCCAATAGGTAGTGTTTGTAAGCAACGTGCCGCTAGGAGAGGCTTGTAGGGCTATATATACGTTATTTAACTGCGTTGCTGTGGTAGACTTAACTAAGTCACGCTCATCGTAGTCAGCAGTTGTTATTGTTGCGTCTGTGCCTCTGTAAGTGCCAAGTTCTTGTGTGGCAATCAAGTCACCGTTGCTGTCAAACCCCAGAACTTTATTGGCTCTTGCAGTAGCACTAGCCGTAAAAGAAGCTGTAGCAATACTGTTTGTTTGCGACACCTTCAAAGAACGTCCAAGTTCTTCTTGTATCTCTTGAGCAATAAATGTCAGCTTGTCTAACGCATCTTCATGGGCATCTGCTGGAAATGGATCGTTAGGCACATAATCTGTTAGCTGTGTCTGTGCAGTTGTACGCAAAAGAACTACAGTCTGCGTAGCTGGTGGCGCAGTACCAAACGTAATATTACCACCGCTTGCACTTCCCACACCAGAAACAGTGTAATGAGTGGTTTTTGTCTGCACTGTTTCGTTGCCAGTAGCAGTAGTTCTCAAGATAACCTTGATGTCATCGTCATCAAATATCTTAAAGCCATAAGCAAAGGCTGTAGTTGAGCCATTACCTGTGTAGCTGTTTTTGGTTGTGGTGCTGCTAACTGTCATTTCATTCTCCAGCGTTGCCCTATCATATCAAAAATCATTGCTTTCTGAAAGCCTGTTAAAACTGAACTGCACTTTGGCTAGGTGGGAAGTAATATTGCTGATCCATATCCTTCCTCATCCTACGCTCTGTGCGCTTTAAATAGCCTGGATTAATGTGTTCCATAAGACCATGTATGAACAAATAGTCCAAAGCTGTTTTTGTATAAAACAGGTTCATGCCAGGTATATTACCCGTAACAAACTTAGCTGTATTTCTTTGCAAAGCATCCATATCACCACCTCTTGCGGCTGTATAAATAGATCCGATTTCGTCTATGCTCCCGAATGTTGGCCCTGACATAGTTTGTATTAATCCTCTGCCGTAACCACCATACTCTCCAAACAAAAAGTCTCCATAAATGCCCATGCCACCGCCCTGCACCAAAGCCCTAGTGAGCAGTTTGGGGTTTAGCACATACTCATCACTAAAAACTTCTTGGGGTGTCTTGCCCTTGAGAATGTCTTTCATGGTCACAGAAAGATAGCCCATCATCGTAGTGCCTATCATCATCTGCGCTATGCCAAACATACCGCTTTTGCCTTCTTCTATACGAGCATATCTTTGACGCTGTGCAGCTTTAGTTACATAAGTAACAGGAAACGCTTTAAACTGCATGAACGCCCTAACAGCCTCACCAACAACTGTGCCACGTTCTGTCCCTAAGTTGAGGTAGGCTTTCTCTTTTGCACCTGGAGTTGGGATGGCAGTGTCAGCAGAATCAGTTATATACATTGAGTATTTAGTAGCCAAATCGTTCTTATACTTGTCTATTGCCGCTTGCGTAGGCTTTTTTATTTTACGAGTTCTACCTTCATTTATTTTGGCTAGAGCAGCAGCTTCTATTACGTCAGTTGGTATTGTGTCTATCCCACCAGCAAAGATATATTCGCGTCCGTCCACAGCCAACGTATCCATCTGACGCAAAACATCCCATTCTGCCGCCTCGATCCCGTACCTTTTCAAGCCGTTTCTTGTGCTTATGTTAATAGATTCGAAAGCGTCATTCTTATAAGTGGCGAGGTCTGCTGCTAATATCTTAGCTACCCCAGACTTTTGATCATCGTTCCAGAATGTCATCAGGTTAAGCCTGAAGTAATGTTGTTGCATCTTTCCTATTACACCAGGCAAACTGTCATTAGACCCAAACCTAGCGTGTGTGCCACCCAAAGCCCCGTCAGTGCCAACTCCCAGCAGATACGCCAGCTTCTTTTGATCCTTGCTTCCAAACCTTGCAAACACAAAGCTAAGTGCTTTTGCGT